ACAGCAGTTCCATATCCAGCCCCTTCGATTCCGCCATTTTCTTCTGGGCAGAAGCATTAAGGTCAGCAGTTTGCGCCTGTAGCAATGCGACATTAATGGGGTCTGGTTGTTGCGGTGGTGGTGGCTGTGTTGCTGCCAGCACTTCCTCTAGCTTGTCGCTATTAATATCCTGATTCTCAATGATGAGTGGCAATATAGCCCCACCATCACGACCAGCTTGTGTAAGCATTCCCGCAATCTGTAGCAGAATATCAGTTTCACGCTGGCGTTCGCTGGATGATTTCGGCACTTCTTTCACAATAATATCGTACTTAGTTGCAATCTGGTCTTCTAGCAATTTCACATACGGTTGCGCTTTATCGCCCGATATATTGCGAATGATTAGCCCGCCGCTATTCTGGCAAAGAACACGCAGCATATCCACAAAGCATTTGCTCTGCTCTTGGATAAAGAAGCCAAAAGAATCAACCTCATTTGCGAATGAAGCCATACCCTGTTTGACGCGCTGCTCTTGTAACATTGCCGCCTGTTGTGCGCCACCATCAGCTACGCCCATAAACTCTTGGTTTAAGCCTACGCACTCAAGGATAGCCCTATCGGCAATATCAAGCACTTGCATTGCAGCGGGGCTTAATTGAGCCTGTGGCTTCATCATAAACTTCTGCTGGGCGATAGCCCCATCTTCTACAATGGTAACCTCACGCTGCTTTGCCCATGTTTCCTTAAACGCAGCAAGGTTTCCTGCGCCGCCCACTGCACCAGATTCAATCACAATCCCGCCATGTGGCGAGATATAAAGAGTTTCCGCTATATCGCTCATCCCTTTGTTAAATAGCTGCTGTGGTGCAATAGCTAGGCTAAGCAACCCATACCAGTATTGGCGTGTTTCAGACCATTTGCCTGTGATAAACTTCAAGCTAAAACCCTTTTGGCTATAGTTTTCAGATGCACTAATTACATCTTTGCCAACAATAGAAGCGCGGTAATAAACGTATTTCTTTTGTTTGATAGCTTCAAATGGCAAGCCAACCAATTCAAACGCCTCCTTAAATGCGTTTTTTTCATCCAATCCAATCGGGAAGATTTCATCTTTTGTAAGGTCAATACCACGTTCTTTTGCAGCCTGAACCGAGCCATCAAGCAATAACAACTGCATAGCTTGTGGGTTTTGCAACGCGGCGTTCTGCACTTGATAGTAAAACTCTTTCTCTCGCCACTGGAAATTATACGCCATGATAAGATTTTTATCCATATCGGTGTATGAATTTAGGAATAAATCATCGCCAGATGAACCAGAGAACGCATAGATTTTATCTTCCGTTGCGCGCTCCGAGTTAACTTCATTCAACAATACATCGCGGTCATGCACCGTGGCACTTGCAACCCAGTTGGCATCCACTAGGTTCTTCTTGCGTGACGCTACATCCCACATCAATAACTGCGGTGCAATACGCTGAACCGAAGGCTCACCTATGCCATCCTCACCCTCTTCATAGGTAATGGTGTTGTCCACTGCACCAATGCCGCAAATCAACGCATCATAGTTAGCGTGTGAGTTCTCTAAATCAGCGCGGGACGCTTGTTTAATAAACTCCAAGCCATCGTTTACAACATCTGCCAGCTTAGATTTACCAGAAAACTTACCATCTTCTAAAACATCAATATCACGCGGGATATAGCGCACATCGCCACGATTCTGGATCTGAAAGCCCGATATGACGTTCATTACTCGCGCCAATTTATTAATTTGGAATAGCGGCTTATTATCGTTTTCACGCTTTTGGAAATCGAGGTTTTCCCACTGCCCATTTTTGCCACCCTCATAAGAGAACCCCTCAACGGCAGAGTAACACTCACGCGTTGCTTCAAGCCATTCTGTGCGCTTCCATCCTTCAACGAATCGACTGCGGCAGGATTCAAACTTCTTTATAATCTCATCGTTGGATAGCATAAATTACGCCTTCTTTTCAAATAGCTTATACTTTGTAATAATAGGATTGCCAGCCTCATCAATTGCATGAATTGCAGGATTAAATGGCTTGCCGTTACGGTCTTTCACGATAGCCTTTACTTCTTCGGATGCCGAAGCCTTAGATGATGGCTGTAATGTAGCAGTGCCGTTAATATCTTTGATAATCCGCGAGCGCAGGTCATCATCAATCTGAATGCCAAAGTATTCTAGGTTTTGCACAATGTTTTCTGATTCCACGTTGGCGGTAAACTTAACGCCGCGCTGTATCTTTTCTAAGTCGGAATTGCTTGTATCGGGCTTAACGATACGAACATTAAGTTGATTACCACTAAGGTCAAAGTTGGCAATGGGTGCTATTGCGGTTTCAATCAGTTCATCGAGTAGTGCCTGTTTCATGTTATTTTTCCTCTGCTGTTTTGTTAATACACTCAATACTTCTTTCGTATGCGTCTTTTATTTCATTGTAAAGAATGTGTGGGCAAACGCCAGCCGCAACGCTATTTAAGAAATGGTCGCTAATTCTTAGGGCATATCCTTCTGGGTAATTTTTAGGGTTTGGGTTCATTTGTAAAGTTTCCTGTAATCTAACGTTCCTGTGGTTTTAATCTCATTGTAGCCAACAGCATAACACCGCATTGCATCGGCAAAGTGGCTGCTCCAATCATGCTTTGGTCGTGCTGAAAATACACCTGATTCATCTTTCCATTCCCTGCGGTAATAACGCATAGCGTCTAGGAAGTTGTTATCGCCTTCTCCACACTTCTTAGCATCAAACCAGCATTGATTCAAGAGCATACGTACAGCCCTGATTCCATCATTAACTTTCGTAAGGTTTTTGGCGCGTGGAATAATCTTGATATTCTTAACACCCATTTCTTTGAAAATCATCTCAATGGATTTAGAACCAGAGGCTAATAGCTTGTTTGCAGCATCGTGTGGCAGCAAGCAGTCGCCATAGTTATACGGCTTTTCGTTCAGCATCTTTACCAAGTAATCAGGGTCAGCACCACTGATACGGAAGCTATCAATGATGCGCCGCTCCCTGCCAACGTGTTGAATGAATAGCACTGTGGTATCATCCGAGCTTCCCAAATCCCACGCCGTGTGTACAAGCTGCGTTTTCTCGTAAGGCACTGAACAGATACGACCCTCATTCTGGGCAATGGTCATTTCTTTGCCATAATAAGCACCAACGATAGCGGCATCGAACGAGCATTCAAACTCTTGTTGGTACTCTTCTTCAGTCATCAATGCTTTAAGCCGCATTAACTCTTCGTATGGTATCAACTCGGTTTCGGAAGCCTTAATCACTTGCGAGAACCACTCATCAGGGTTAGCCTGCGCCATCTTTACAGCATCACCCAACATGTTCTTCCACCCGTTAGGCGTTCCTGATATATCCAGCCAACCCTGACGGTCTGCAAGTGATGGCAGGATGATGGTGGTTAAAATGTTCAGCGGTATATTCTGCGCCTCATCAATCACGATACCATCGGCATATAGCCCGCGCATTCTATCGGCATTCTCTGCCCCATACAGTTTGATGATGGCGTTGTTGTGTGGTAGCGTTACCGATAGCTCTGATTCGTTTACCTTTGCGCCATACTCTAGCAACGGGCGGGCATAATCTTTCAAGTATACCCATGCAATATCCTTTGCCTGCACATAGAACGGCGCGATATAAGCATAGCGTGGGTTCTTTAGCTTACACTCAAAAGCCTTACGCACCAGCTTGTTGATGCGTGCCACGGTCTTGCCAGCCCTGCGGTGTGCTACCGTAACACAGAATCTCTTTTCGTTGGCGTGGTATGGCTTAAAAGCATTGCGGGCTTTATATGGAAACTCGACAATGCGCGTTTCTTCCGCCATCAATCCTGCCATTTACCAATAAGAGTTCCGCTGAACTTCACATCGTTTTCACCGCGCTCAATATATCCCCTGTCCTTCAGCTTTGTCTTGCAATAAAAAATGATGGATGATGTGTCATCTTTGCTAATCTTCTGCATTAGCTTGCTTTCTACAAAATCGCCCGTTCCCGCTATGATGTCGTCGGCTGCGGTTGCAAAGTTTTTATCTGCCTTGCGCCAATCATAGTATGTTTGTCGCGGCATATTGGCAGCCTCACTAGCAATACTAATATTGCCCTTAGTCGCCTTAAATTTCTCTAGAAATAGCTCTTTGCGTTTATCTGTTTTCATTTTGTGTCACCATTAAACGGCTCACCTGTTTCTGCATGGATGGCTTTCTTGCCAGTAAACTCCTGCCATCTCTGTATTATCACATCGCAGTACTTTGGGTCAAGCTCCATGAGGTATGCTTTGCGCCCGTTCTTTTCTGCGGCTATTGCCGTAGTGCCGCTTCCCGCAAAAACATCGAGAACTATATCGCCGCCCTTTGTGTTGTTGAGCAGCTGATATTCAAACAACTCTACTGGCTTCATTGTGGGATGTTCCGCGTTGCGTGATGGGCGATTAAATTCAAGAACGGTTGTTTGTTTGCGGTCGCTTGCCCATAGATGCCCAGCACCATCTTTCCAGCCATATAGACAAGGTTCATGCTTCCAGTGATAATCTTGTCGCCCCATAACCATAGTTTGCTTTACCCAGATTAAACACTGGCGAACCGTAAAGCCAGCAGCCTTGCAAGCGCCCCTGAAGTTATAACCTTCTGAATCCGCGTGCCATATATAGAAAACCGCACCAGCTTTCATTACTGAGGCGGCTGGTATAAATGCATCCGTGAGAAATTGCAGGAAGGAATCATCGCCCATCTGGTCGTTTTGTATTTTTAAGGCTTCTTTTGTTTTGCCTTCATACGCCACGTTATACGGCGGGTCGGTGAGCAGCATATCAACGGCGTTGCCATTGCATAGCTTCTCAACCGCATCAATGCTGGTGCTATCGCCGCACATAAGCCTATGATTGCCAAGCACCCAAACATCGCCAAGCACTGTTTTAGGTATCTCTGGCGCGGCAGGAACGGCATCCTCATCGGTTAAGCCTTCAACAACCTCTGTGCTAAAGCTCAACTCATCCTCGGTAAAGCCCCACTCCAGCAAATCATCAATCTCAAAGTTATTCGCCAGCATATCGAAATCAAACTGCCCTGTGTTCTTATTCAGGCGCACGTTCAATTCTTTTTCTTTCTCAATGGGCAAACTCACTTCAACGCATGGGATAGTTTTAACACCCATACTTTCAAGCACCTTAACGCGCTGATGACCACCAACGATTATGTTTTCTCTACCCTTAAAAGTGTTGATAACTATCGGTTCTACAACATCAAATCCTTCAAGGCTTTTTTTAAGCTGTAAGAACTGTATTTCGGATAATTGTCGCGGATTATAATCAGCTGCCTTAAGTTCTGATGGCTTTTTATAAACTATTTTCATGAGTTTTCTGGCTAAGTTATTGAGATACTAACACTTTGTTTATGCCTTGTCAACACCATCACTCACCCCCAATCT